AGATAACTGGAACTCTCTCTTTAATAACACCATATCTCAAACTGCTATGGGTATGACCCCTCAACAAATAAGAAATAGCAACGTATCTGACAAAGGTTTTATTAAGGATTTCTATTAGGGACCACTATAGGAGAAAGAACAACTTTCTACTCACTAAGAACACACTAAGATTACACTAAGAATACCCTAAGGGGGAATCTTTGGCTTGCTGCTGCAAGACTACCCTCAAAAAAAATTAGGAGCAAAAATTTGAAGGGGTTTACGTATATGTCGATTGCAAATTTTACCCATAGCCCTTGCAAAAATCCACAAAAAAGGTAGCCTAGCAAGCAAAACTATTGATATAACTAGGATCTCATAATATATCTTATATTATTTATGGGGTATTCTTGGTATTTTGTCTTAATTTAGCTTTTATGGCTCTTTATTTTTGTTTATTATCGGTACATTATCCTAATGTTACAGAATTGTTAAGATGAATTTCATTAGTGATACCAAGGGAAGACAGAGAAAGTTCTATTGAAGCCTTGCAGTTGGCAACAGTATATGTAATGATATCTAGTATCGGGATTCAAACCGATTAAACCAAACCAAACAAAGAACCACACTATGACAACAACAATTAAAGTATCTACTAGATCAGCTTATGGTCAGACTTATGTAGATGTAATTGATGACAAACAACGAGGAGCTTTGCAGTCTTTGACAGGCAACAGCACATTAACTCAAAACAATATTAACTCTTTGAAAGTCCTTGGCTTTAACTTTGAGTTAGTACAAGACAAACCACAAGACATCTCATTTTAGAACCATGATTGAAAGAACTTACAAAGTCACTTATTGTTGTGATTATCTTGACTCAAATCCAGTTATCAAAACATTTGATGATTATGACGAGATGCAAGATTGGATATCTGAAGAAGTACAAGCTAGACTTGATTTCTTTGTTCAACATAGTCCTTATACAATTTCTGAAGAAGATTACAAAAATCAGGAAGAAATTGAATATTCATTAATGACTATTAAAGAACTTTAACGATTCCTTAGAGCCTACCTAGTAGGTTCTAAAGAGTCCTTAAGACTCTACAAACCAAACAACAAACCAAATTGAACCATGACAACACAAACAGAATTAACACTAAGAGATCAATTACAAGATTTCTACAATTCTTTTGAAGGAGAAAAAAGAGAAAATAATACACATTATTTTTTCTTGAAAGATGAATCTAAAAACAAGTATCAAGACTTAGTAAGAGAACTTCACATGGGAGAACTTCCAAATGATTGGAGATATGAAACAATTAAAAACCTTGTTTCTAGTTTTCTTGAATATTATTCAGATGATGAAGAACTTACTTATGACAACTTACAAGATGCTTTAAGAGAGTCCATTGCTGACAATCTTTGTGATGTTTCTAATAGCTGTCTTTTTGAATGGCTTGCAGAGATACCATCAAGAGCATCTTTTGAAGATATGTCTTCAGTAATTGGTATTATTGATGATTCAGTTGATCTAGGTTATCTAGCCATGATGCGACAACGTGAAGAAATCGAAATCATGGGTAGTAATATCCTTTATCATTTCGATAAATAGAATCTTTCTAGGAGGGCTGCAAAGCCTTCCTTGAAAGGCTCATAAACCTTTCACTTGTAAACCTTAGAACCACAATTCAATTATGAAAGCAGGTCACTATTACAACCAAGCCGAGAAAGCTTACGAAGTCTTACAAAAGTATCACACTAAAATGTTTGACTTAGGCGGTGAAGAATCCGAGCATTGGTGTGATGAATTAAACCATCAAGAAAGAGTATTAAATCAATCTCTTAATTGGGGTAAAGATGATGAACTTTTTACTGAAGCTGCCGAGTTTGATACAAGACTCTCAAGAGTTGACGATCACATAAAAGAATATCTATCCGACATTAGATATTTAAAAGGTCGTATCAAAGAACTCAAAGCAACTAAGGAAAGAGTACAGCAAGAGAAGAAAGATTATCTTATAGAAAATAATATGGACTATAAGACGATTGATAAAAGGCTTGCTGCTAGTTATCCAGAATTTGTTGCCTAGTTTTCCATAGCTGGACATCAACAAGTCAACTTAATCTAAAAATTTATGTTGACTTTTCTTTTATCCTTTGGCATACTCATATACAGGTATGCCAAATACCATTAACCAAACTACAGGAGCCACAAAGCCTTGACTAGATCAAAAACTGCCACTCTTTGGGAGCTTGATTGCATACTGCATAGGGCTGCAAAGCTTACCGATAGAAACTTTACTATCTTTCCACCATCTGATGAAGACGGGAATCTTTTAGTAGATGAAACTATCGAGTATTACAAACAAGAAATTATTAAAACAATTAACCAAATCAAAACGGAGGAATCACAATGAGAACTATGTACGAACCAAACTTAATGACTAGAAAACAAAAAATTTTATGGTGCATTAATGAAATTATTTATCTTATGTTTCATAAAAAATGAACTTTATGGAAGAGATTAACAAAGAAACTCAGGCCATGCTGAAACAAATCAGCATACGAAAGGCTGAGAAAACAAGCAACGCTAAAAAGCGTATAGCTGAATTAAAAAAACTTATTAAATTTTGGGAGCAAGACTTATGAATAGATCAAAAGTAATCGAGTGGTTACTTGAAAACGACTGTCCGTTTGACTTTGATGTACAGGATAGTTATTGGGAAACTAACTCATGTACTCTTGTATTTACCGATCAGGAGGAGAAAGACCTTTGAAGTGTACAAAATGCGGAGGTCTTGAGGTCAAAGTTCGTGAAACTATTTATAGAAAAGCTGAACTAACTAAAGGCTTCCGAAACAAAAGCAGCACACCTTATGTCTATAGACGTAGGGTGTGCCTTTCTTGTGGTCATAGATTTACCACAAGAGAATATACAATCCCTGACCTTATCGCTTTTGGCAAACAGGGCTATCTTGAAATGATAGATGACCTAACACCTAACTAAAGAACCACCATGAAAACAAAAATGCCTACACTTTCTGAAGCAACTAAAGTTGTATATAAAAGAAGAAAGAACGGAACTAAATCTGCTACTAATTTCTTGATAGGAATGAAGCACAACATCAAAGCACTTGGCGACCTACCAGTAAATAAAATTACTAGACCTATGGTTAACAAGATGATGGATATTCTTAAAGCTGAACACAAGAATAGTAATGCTGTAGTCAATCAAAAGATGGGCTACCTGAGAGTCGTACTACAGGAGATGGAGGAAGACGGATACATTGAAATGATTAAGATGCCAAAACCTAGACCAACAAAGAACAGTAAGGTTCATTATCTAACTAAAGATATGGAAGCTGAACTTCTTAAATATCTTTATACTAATGGATATAAAGAAGCGAATGATATTATTAAATGCCTTATTGATCTTGGTTGCAGGGTAAATGAATTACTTAATTTAGAAAAAAGATTTGTTGACTTTGACAATAATCAAATTAACTTCAACGATAGAAAGAACGATCAAGCTGTAGCTGTACCAATGACTAATGAAGTTGGAATAAGAATATATCATTATCATAAACAAACAAAAGACTTTGATAAATTATTTAGTCTTAACTATTCTGAACTAAATGCTATATGGCAGAAGGCTAGGAAAGACCTAGGCTATGCCGATAAGAAGTTTTACACTATCCACCTATGCCGACATACCTGTGCATCAAGGCTAGTACAAAGAGGAGTACCGATACTACTGGTCAAGGATTGGCTAGGGCATGAGGACATAGAAAACACCATGATTTATGCACACTTACAACCCAAAGCTTTGCACTCTATTGTTGACGTATTAAATGACAGAACCAAGTAAGAAACAACTAGAGCTAGAGCAAAGTATCTCTAGCATCTCAGCCTATAACAAGATCAGTAAACAAAACAAAAATATAGAGAAGGGCAGGGAGTCTGAAAACTATTATGCTCGCAACATCATAGAGTCAGGACTACAGAAGTTAAGCAAAGCAATACAAGATCATATAGATGAAAGTCTTAGCGGTAAGGTAGGAGTCAAAGCTGTCTCTGCTTTGTTTCTTTCTCAGTTCCCAGACGTAGATGTAGTTGCCTTTATTGCTTTCAAAGTATTACTAGATAATGCTTCACAACTAAAGACAACTGTATCTACTGCACTCAAGATTGGTCAGATGCTAGAAGACGAACTTAGATTTACTAAGTTTGAAGAGCTAGACCCTAAACATTTTAAGAACATAAAGAAACATACCAGAGATACCAAGAACGAAGGCTATAAAAGAAACCTTATGGTCTATCACATGAACAGTAAAGGCCATGAATTTAAGACTTGGACAAGGGGTAATAAACTTAAGGTTGGGCTGAAGTTGATTGAGTTAATAATGATAAAAATTAATATGGTCAACTTAGTTAACAAGAAGGTAGGCAAAGCAACTACAAGTTATGTTGTCTTTACTGATAGGTTTATGAAATATATAAGGCAGGGTAGATCGAATAGGATTGCTGCCTTTCCTATCTACCTACCTTGTCTTGATGTACCAAGAGAGTGGACTTCAATAGATAGTGGTGGTTACTTTACAGACAGACTAAAAACAAAAGCAATCAAGAGTTCTAATCAAGACTACCTAAACACACTACGAGGAGAAGACTTAACAACAAGTCTGAAAGCGTTAACTCTGGCGAGTCAGACAGCTTGGGG